TAGACATAGTTATCCACCCCCTATTCTAATGATTTTTTTTTACATTACAACCCTATCTTGTGTTTTAGATCAATATAAATACTATATCTTGTGTTTTAGTTGGGGCAAGTAGCTTTACCCCAACCAGAGAATTGTAGCTTGGTAGCTGAACCAAACAATATCATTGTAGTTTTTCTTCCATCCAGTTGTCAATAACATCTTTACTCCACACCGAAATACGATTCATCTTCTTAGGTTTAGGGAACTTACCCTGCCTAATCCAGGTATAGATCGTTGATGGTTTTGCACTAGTAACATTGTATAAGTCTTTCATTCTGTAGACTTTTGATATTGATAAGTCTCTTGTCTTGTCTTGCATAGTCTTGTCTCCTATTGTTTTTAGTCATTGTATTACATCTGTGATTTATATACAACATATCGTATATACACTTATATTTCCCCAAGAGAATATGGAGTGGACTACAATAATAATTATAAAATAAAAAAGGGGGTCGTACCCCTCTGGTAAATTATTATACAGGATCTGAACTGAATTAGTTAAGTACCGGGAATACATTCACTCTCACCTTATTGTAAATGATTAGTTCCTTAATTACTATAAATATATTTACTTTATTTACAATATTATTCTTGTAATAAATATATTCTTGTGGTAAAATAAATTACGGGGAGTAATAAATTTTGGATTACTGATCTAGGATTTATGTGACCTGGAAATTGTGGGCTGAGAAAGTGTGCAGTAATAATAGTCTTTTCCTTATTCTTTACTGTCTATTTATTAACTAACCCTATTCGTACAAATACTCTACTGTATATTCCTCTATATGTGATTCTTCTTCAGAGGGCTAAATATAAAGGCTCTCGGCGATTTCAATGCGCTTATTCCAGGTGTCTGATCTTTGTTGTCAATGTACAACTAAAAGGCTGATTATGGCTACATATATTGGTCTATCTTCTATTACATATTTAGGCATAAAAAGTTGGGCGAATTGTATTTATTTCATCTAATCTTGTTGCAATGGTAATTCAATCTGCTATACTTTATTACAAGAAAGGAGATAATCTCTGATCTTAACAACTAGGAGAAACAAAATATGAAAAAACACATAACAGCTAAAAACCCAATCAAACCATTTATTAAGCATTTCTTCGGACCACTATACGGATCAATCAGAATCACAGATGTTGAGTTTGATACAAAGACTAAGAGTTACTACGCTACTCTTCATGGTAAATTCATAACTGATGCTGAATATAAAGCAGCGGGACATTCTGAAATGCAAGGTTATAGGACTAGAAAATACTTAGGCAGACAGGCTGTTGAATCAAAGGAACTAATGGAATTCATACACATTAATTTTGGCTTGAGAGCGTGGCAGACTGCGATTTTAGAACATAACAAACTTATCTAAACAACGAAATAAATCGGGGATGAAGATGTTGTTAGTGCATTTATTAAATTAGGCAAATTTACAAAAGTATAATAATTTCCCCTAGTGAGTAGCTCATACAATCGTGTGGGCTACTTCCATGTGTAAATGATACCACTACTTAGAATCAATAGACCCACCGCATTTATAAAGATAATCGAATAATCATTCCATTTATAGCCTACAATTAGCCAACCAAACACTCCTATAAACTGTACATACAAGTTTAATGGATATATGTTCATAGCAGTTAGGCACAATCCACTCGATAATATGACTGAGCTAGTCCACTTGAGAATGTTCATCTTCTGCCTGTAATATGGCTAAACCTATCTGATAAGCAATCTGTGGCACAATCGCATTGCCTAATCCTTTAAGTCTGTCCACTTTATCGGAAACCCCATAAGCCACTCTACCCACTCTGGGTTCAGATGACCACCACGAGGTTTGTCTCTGTATGCCACTTCTGTCTCTAAATACTTCTTGTGGTGTAGCTTCTCCATGTTCTCTGTTAGTTTGAAGTGCATCCCTTTCGCTGATCTTGGAGTTGGCCACATCGCAACTCTCTCCTCTAGTTTTGCTCCTAAGAACCCTCTTTTGTCTACTCTCTTCTTTACTGTCTCTGTTTTTTCTGACATCGCTGCTGATCCTCTCGGAGTTGGCCACATTTTGTTCGGGTTTTCCGACTGACTGTCTGTTACGGCTGCATTGAGACTCCATCCGTGAGTTCCTTTTATCATGCTCGGACTCGGTTTCTCGTGATATGCCATCCTGTTTGTTGCTCTCGGAGTAGGCCACAATCCAGACTCTGTATCTTTGATGCGGGGCATTGACTGCTGAAGCTGGAATAACAAACGATTGGACTTCGTAGCCTTGCTCTTCCAGGTCAGTACACACTTGTTCGAATACCATGCCGTCTTGGATTGAAGTAAGATTGCGCACATTCTCGCCAATGACCCATCTTGGTTTCGATGCTTTGATGACTCGTAACATTTCTGGCCAGAGATGGCGATCATCTCTTGTACCTTTTCTTTTACCTGCGACTGAGAAAGGTTGGCATGGGAATCCTCCAACAACGATATCTGCTTTTTGTCCGTCATATTCTCTTATATCTCCTGCAATAGGAACTCCAGGGAAGTTCTTTGCTAATATTTTTTGACACCAAGGCTCATTTTCAACAAATTGCACTGTCTTAAATCCGCCTGTGGATTCTAATCCTAAACTAAATCCGCCAATACCACTGAATAAATCAATTATTTTCATAGTTTTTTTAAAAATTCATGCGATATATTCATGTATTCTACATACCAATCATTGTATTCAGAACCTTGTATTATCTCTTTCGCATGAGGATGGGCATATTCTTCGAAAAACTTTATCTTGTTTTCATTTGTGGGTATTTCTCTTGTGGCATTTCTGACATTTCTACTATATTCCCAGGAATCATAATCGCATAATCTATTGTATAAAATACCTCCTAAGTACTTAATGCAGCTAGTTACGGTTGGTTTATCAGTCTCTTTTTTGATGTCTAGTTTTCTGAAAATCTCATTATAAAATAGCCCGAAGTTAAATTGATTAGTCGTTTCTCTCAAATCTTTGTCCTGTTCAATAGTTTCAGGAATCAACATATGTTCATTTTCGAAAATAGAATCAATTAGTTTTTCAACACCATGTTTTTTTTGATATATGTAAAGTTTATTCATTTGTGCTGGTTTGAGTGAGTATTTGCTGACATAAATTGAATTTCTATTGAAATGATTATTTATTAAATCGTTAACTATTTTAACTATTTTCTTGTGATGCTGCTCATCAGCATTGTTTAGCTTTTCTTTGTATTTTATGTAAGCCTGTCTTTGTTGCATTTTTTTATGCATTTCATCGACTCGTGATTCTTCTAGTTTGACAGATTGTTTCTCACCTAAAATCCTTGCGCCTTTACCACGATTACATTTATAGCAAAGAGTTACTAAGTTATCTATGTCGTTTGTACCACCTTTTGACACAGGTTTGATGTGGTCCACTTCAAGTAAAACATCATCAGATTGTTTTGCGCCACAGGATTGACAAGTAAAATTGTCTCTTTCAAGTATGTCGAATCTTTTTTTAGCGCTTATCGGCTTTCTTTTATTCATCACCAATTTTGGCTAATGCATTTATTTCTATATTTTTTACCATTTCTAACATCTCCATGTATGGTTTTTTCAGTTCTAAATATTCATCTTTAGTAAATCCGAGAAACTCTGGGCGATTGTCATCGTCATATATAAATTGTCCTGACCCGGCACAGTGTTGACATTTTGTTATGCTGTCTTTAGATTTAACAACTCCACGACCCTGACAAAACGGACAAACTGTCATAATTACTTCTCTCAATGCTAAATTGATCAGGTGGCGCATCAAAAATCTGTCCTCTAATAGTTCTTTTGGTTTCATGTACTTGAGAAATATTGAGCAACTGTCTTCATAAATGTCATCAAAAAGCATGGATCGTGCATAATCATTGTCTGTATATTTTGCAATGAGCATGTCGTATTCTCTGTTATCCAAGTTTTTTGTCCCCAAGAAGTGTGCGATATCAGACGATGTTATAGCATCATTGTTACGGGTTGGCAATTCCAGGTTCATTCCCTTTGCAGTTAGTATAGATAAGATGTCAGCTTTCATATATTACACACCTCGCAAGAGCCTTGATCTTCATCATACATTTCGTATTTAATGTTCAACTCTTTCTCAAGGTCTCTAATAAATTTAAGTTGCTTTTGACCAAACTCGGTATTAAATTCTTCTGTTTGTTTTTTCTTAGATGCTAACAAACATGGGTAGCATCCAACTCTATTACACCCTTCATCATAAAGTTCATTATGCTTCCAACCATAATTTTTAATTAATTCAAAACAATCTTGAGTTGACCAATCCATAACAGGAAATCTTACACTCACGTTTTTGTCTAGTGATTTAGGGATTTCTTTAAAAATATCTTTGTAACTGTGTACTTCTGCTGAATCCATATCACCATATCTTTTTTTCCTTTGATGTGATTCGTCTGATCTTATGCCTAACCAAAGTTGTGCTTTCCTGTGATTATAAAAATTATTTTTTTTAAACCATCTCATTACAGCCACCTGTTTGAATCTACCCGTACATCTTCTCATGACCCTGTTCGGAAACTTACCCATCTTTCTTATTAAATCAGGCATCGTTGGTGCTTCCTCATAGTTAGTGAACTGTATTTCTAATCCTGTTTTTTCTTGCATGTAGTTTAAGTATGCATATGTTTTCGGGTGATCCCAACCTGTATTGTAATGCAAGGGTATAATTTTATCTTTGTCGAAGTGCTGTAAGGCAAGAATAAATGTTGCTGTGCTATCTTTACCACCTGAAACAGGTACGATTATTTCTTCGTCTGTAGGAATATGTTTGAACTGTGGTTTAGCGAAGTCAAACTTCTGCGTATGATTGTCAGCCATTCTTGTTCTCCTTAATATAATCAAAGACAGAAACTTCTTCGCCATCGATATTCATTACACCAAACTTTCTTTTATCTAATTCTTCCCTAATCTTTTCATCTTGTTTTCTTAATTCTACTGAATTATCTTCAACTTTTATCTCTTTTTCTCCACTTTTTTCTCTCATATACCTCTCTACTATGTAAAGTTGCATGTGATAATGCACTCCCCAAGGAAAATTAGAATCACTGTGGTCCTCATTTACACCGCTGTCAATGTTACTGAGTATTCCTAATTCTTCACGAGTAAAGAGACCCGACTTGTAGACCTCCATTTTGGCATCTCGTTTTAACTTAGTTGGTTCTTTTTCTTTATCTTGTTCGCCATACACGATACATCTCCGGGTTTAACTTTCTATAAGATATTTCTTTATTAGTTTTTTTTGCATGTACTCGTAATGATATTATTTTTTTTATGTCATCAACAACGAATGACTGTTCTACATCCATTTTGTCGAAAGCTTCATACATTTCTCTGTGTTTTGTTGCTCCAGACACTTTAGGTATCGGTATATTGCTTTCTATTTCAATCACTTATGATCAACCTCTCTGTTTCTATTAATGTTTGCATTGTTCTGATATATGCTTCGTTCCACATTTGCCTACGTTCTTCCTTGCTCAGTGATTTTCCGTTATCGAGTTGGTAATGACATTTATAACAAAGCGCCGCTACTAATGAGTCTGGACATTTCAACCCAGTACCTTTTCCATGTTTAGACTGGTTACTGTGCGCTGCACAAACCGTACCATCACTGATACCGCAGTTCATACAGCGCATTTGTCGTAGGAGGGACAAAAGTTTTTTATTTCTATAAGCCAAGCACTATGTCCCAAAATAATGCTATGACCGATATAATGATAATACATTTCGCAGTATCTGGAATCATATCAATTAGATCGTTTATCTTTTCTATCATTTTCTTTCTCCTTTTTGTTTTTTCTAAATATTTCGTCATAGTTCTTATTGAACTTTTCAGGATCGACAGGTCTGTATCTGTCTCCTTTGCCGAAATTAATTGATAGACTCATCCGTTCTACCTCTTGACTTAGTCTCCATTTCATCCATCAACTCGCTTAGATTGTTAGATATATTAAGTTCTAAAGAATTCAATACTTCCTCAAACCCATTACATGCGCTATCAAAACCAGTAAAATACATTTCTCCTAGTTTTTCACCGACATCTGTTGATGATTCTACAGGCAATTTATATATTTTTTTAACATCTTTTATTTGTTCTTTTAATATAGATATTAATTTTAGTTGTCCATGATATTGTTCAATCATTTTTTGTTACCTCTTTTTAATCTTTTAATTTCAGATTTTGGTAAGAAATATTCTTTGTATCTCTTGCCATTTTCTGCTTCCACCCAATGGTCTTTTATATCTATCCCTCTTTCTTTGAGTTCAGATAATCTTTTAGCACCATACATGCTGTATACAGGTTTAGTTGCTAATTGATTTACAGTTACTCTCTGACCACTTGATAAAATATCAAGTATCATTTTATGTTGACTTTCTTTCTGCATTTACTTTCTCCTACTGTGTTTTCTCATAAGAATCATATTCTATTTTGTAAGCATAGCTTTTGATTCTCAATACTCTTTCTGTGAGGTCAAGCTCATCCTTGATACCTCGGCTCTCATCCATAATTCTGTCACACTCAATCATAAGTTCTGATAGTTTTACTGCTTCAGGGTCTGTCTTTGCGGTAAGATCCTTTGCTTTTTGTGTACCAGGTGTTGATAAAAACACTTCTTTGTAGATTTCATTGTATTTGAGTTGTAATAATGACTTCTCTACTTGTGCTTTTGTGTAATTTCTTGTTGCTTCCCTATATGGGTGTCTAAAATCTTCCTCGATATCTATTTGACTGAACCTCATTTCTTCCATTGTAATGCCCTCGCAGTGCTTGTAATAATTTCAGGCAACCTTTTCTTCGTATCTTTGAATTTTCGAGCTTTGTACAACTCATCGAATTCTTCGATTATGTTAGGTAAATCCTTTTCTAGTGACCTTCTCAACCTGTCATGCCCCATCATTTTCAAAACTTTCACCGCATCTAAGTCTGTTATTGTCTTTCTGTCAAAGAAATTTTGTACAAACTTTTTAGCTAGTGATGACTCTACAGGCATGTGCATGAGCAATTGTTTCGGCACAGTTGGTTTCCACTGATCTACTTTTGTGTGTTCAATAAATGCGACCACTACATCTTTATAATTCATATCTTTCATTGCTGCGTAAAAAATACTTTTCTGAGTGTCGTTCATCTTTGGCTGACTAGAATAAGTTTCATCTATCCTAGTCATGAGCGTTTCAAACTCTTGTTGTGTCATAGCCCTCTCCTATCTACACTATTATATATATTATTATATTTATATTTATATATTTATATATATGTATATATATTTATATATATTAATACTAATATAATAATTATTATTAATATAATAACTATATTAATATCAATTATACTAGTTGAAAAAAAACTTATGTCAAGTGTTCCTTTGTTAACAATCTTGTGATAGGCTCTCTTGTAATAAACTTTTATGGGAAAGTAAATGAAAAAAAATATATATCAGAAGTTGGCAGATGCTTCTAAATTTGCTGATACAGTAACAAAAACAAAAGCCGAAGGTGTTAAATGGAATCCTTTATCTCACGATTCAGTGAGTAAAGTTGCTATGGATGCCCTTAATCATGAGGGCTTATATCCTGTTTGTACATTCGATGAGCCTGTTATAACGCAAGGGAAAGGTATGGATTATGCGACTATGGTTTGTCATATGAAATTAATAAACATAGAAAATCCAGAGGAAATGATAGAGGTTTGCTCATCATCACATTTTTCTCTCAATGACCATGCGACAGGAAAAGGTATGAGTTATGCTCGTAAATATGCTTTCTTAAATATCTTGAACTTAGAAACTTCTGAGGATTTAGACGAGGGTAAAGAGGTAAAGCCACATCAAATCAAGAAAGATATTAAAGATAATCATGTAAAAGATGTTAACAATGCCAAGACCCCTGAAGAAAAGAAGAAAATATTAGAGAAAAAACTACAGTCGGGTGAGATTAATGAAAGCACAGATCCTTTCGATTTAGGCAGTGCTATTGATGGATAATAAATACAGACTGAGAGGGTCAATGGCTCAAAATTATGTGTACGGAAAGTATAAGGCTAGAAATACACAGTTAAAACTCGATAGAGATAGAATTGTTGAGCCAATTACATTTGGGCAAGATAGGGTTGATTTCGGGAAAGTTAATGAGAAAAATGCTTTGGCAAAGTTTATTCTTGTAATGAAAAAAGTACCTGACTTTATCCTTGAAAACCAAGATGTTGACAGATTTGTTTATGAAAACTATTACTCATGCAGTGGTGGGTCTGTAGATATTAGTGCAACACCTGATGGCGTTATTGATAAAGATGGACTCCTAGAAATTAAATGTCCTGATATTGGTAGGTCATGTTTTGATAAAGGTTTTCCTGAACAATATCTCTGCCAAATTGTTATGCAACAAATGGTAGTGAACAAACAAGATAACGATTATGACATCAAGTACACATACTTTTTCGGATGGTCTCCGACAGAATACAAGTTGTGGTTATATGAACGTGATCTTGAGTTTGAAGAATATGTTGATGCTGCTTTACTAGAGTATGCAAAAGCATTAGTGAGTGGTGGCAAAGTGCAATCTAAACCTAAAGACTATAAAAAGGTTTTTGCCGATGTCATAAGTAAAATTAAATTAATAAATCATGGAGAATAAAGATGGCTAAAATAATGAACGTCAAACTTTTCAACGAAAGCACACATTCTAAATTATGGAATGGTGTTAAGAAGATATTTGCAATGCACTTCGAGGAGCATGGCAAGTTGCCGAAACCAATAACACAAAACTCTAAGTTCAAGGTAGAGAAAAGAATTGTAATAGAGCCTGGTATCTATAAAGCGGTTCTTTGGTCCAATCCAGGACAGGGAGATGATGAAGAAGATTTGGGAGATTGCAACTTAGTAATCGAAACAAGAGATGATGAACCATTTGGAGGGTAGTCATGCCAAAAAAGGAAATTTATCAGAAAGATCCTGAGAAGTGGAAAAAGAAAAATAAGGAAAGTTATAATCCTGAATATCACGCAGAGTATCGAAAGAAAAATCGTGAGAGGATTAATGCTCAAAGACGGGAGAGATATAAAAATAATCCTGACTATGACAAAGATTATAGCAAAAAGAGATATCAAAAGTTGATTGAGGGCAATTCTGAGCAAAATCAGGAGAATCCTGAAAACCAAGACTCTTAACGTAAAAAAACACCCTCTAATTTAGCTTATTTGCCATTTTAGAGGGTGCAGTTATATGAAACTATCAGTTAATTAATAACTCTGTTCTCGTCCATTGTAGACCCATTATCGTGGGTGTCGCCTAAATCTTCTTGAGTTTCTTCTTTTATACCCAATAATTTGTTGTTTAGACCTGGAATCTTAGTTGCGAGGACTTGTAACTCTTGAATTAGTTCCTCGTCAGATTTATTTTGTCCTTTTTCGACATTCAGATTTATACTTTGTGAGCTATATCCACCTAACTCCATTACGAGTTTTGCTGAATTGAATTTTACAGAATCTTGTTCTGAATTGATCATCAAATCATTTAGAACAGATATTGCGCTAACGGATGCTGATGTTATTCTGTCTTCATTTCTTTTTCTAATTTCATCAGAATATTTGTTTTTGAGATATGCTCCCATTGTCCTAGGACTTTTATATCCCATATCTTTAGCAGTGGCAGTTGCATTTCCTGCTGTCGCTCCTTCTACAAAAGCGTCTATAAATTTTTTTTCGTCTTCTTTACTTATTTTTTTGGGCATCTGCGTTCTCCAGTAACCATATCTTTAATTTATTAATTGTCTCTTTAGGTAATGGTAAATCTTTTCTGTACTTAATCCAAGACTTATCCAATACGAGACTCCCGTCTATATCTACTTGTGTATCAGATCCTGAGATATGACTAACAAGTGTTATAGTTTTGTCGTTTTCTTCTACGACTAATCCGATTGATATACAGTCAGCTAATGTATTTTCTAATTCTTTTATGTTCGTCCACCCTGATGTTGGGGTAATTGCATCTTCCCAATTAATAACTACTAATTTTGGTTTCATAATTCGTTACCCCAAACATCCCAACCCCCTGTTTTCTCTCTTGCAAACAATTCTATTCTTGGTAAATCACCACATAAATTTAATATTCTATCTTTTGTTTCATTTGGTTTTTTTGAATGTTTATCTCTACACTTTTGAATTATTTGTTTTACATTTTTTTCTTTTCTCCAATATTTCCCTTTTAAGCCAAGCAAACAAAATTCAGCATTTTGATTTGTGTAATGACCCATTCCTGAATATGTTTTAGAATAATCTTTGGTCATTTTTACCCAAACAAAACCCACAGTCTTATATTTAAAACCCCAACTTTTCATGACTTCAAACCCATAATCTAAAAGACTTGATGTACACCATAAGAACAACATTGCATTATCATGAGTTATATCTTTTACAGGTAGATTACAAATTTCTTGTAAAGACATAGTTGGGTAATGCTTTTCTGCTCCACCTGCACCATTTGGATTTTTATATCCTGCACCACTCCTAGTGTCGTTGTATCTCCATGCAGGGTCAGCATAAATGATATTGTATTTTTTATTGGGGAATGGAATCATTTTTTGCTTCTAAGATAATTAAGATAATCAGCACCCTCTTGTACTTCCCAAAATATCTTAATGAAGTCTGGATGATTTTCTGTCAGTTCGGTATTAAATACAGCAACAGCACAAGCTGACATCATCTTACATGGAAGATTTAATTGCTTTGCGAAGTTGTCGTATTTCTTATACGAGCCAACTTGAACACAATGCATAATTTTATCTGAGTTAGCATCCTTGATAGGACTATATCCTGATACATGAGTATGACCTGCTATGAGTAAGTGGTCTCTTGCATTGAATAATGCGTGTTTAACAATACCATGAGCTGTATTGTACATTGAGTGTCCTCTAAAGTTATGAGAACAGTTTACCTTTATTTCGTGTTTAGGTAGTTTGATTTTAAGTCTTGCGTTGTGGTTAGAGTATACAGTTTTTAGAGGTTTACACATCCAAGTAATCGGATCGCCCTCCATAGCCCACATATCATGATTACCTGCAACGATAAATATATAAGGTGTTGCATTGACTAACCATTCTACTAACTGCCATTGTTGTTCGCCATTAGTCGTTTGGTCTGCCCATAATCCTGCTAACTTACCACGTCTTGCCCAATTATTAGACAAGTCACCAACAGAACAGGCATACATTCCATCTGTATCATTGACTATATCTATGTGCTTTCTAAGTGATACCCAATCACAACCATCATCATCAACATGTGGATCGCCTTGAATATATAAGCCAATAGGTTTCTTATCATTTATCTTTATGTTGATAAACTTTTCAGACTTTTCTCTTGCTTCTTTTCTTTTAAAGACTTCTGTTCTTGCATTGATAAGTTCTTCTGTAGACCAATCAAGATTCTGAGCTTCTTCTAATTCGTAATTCTTTATAACTTCAGGGTTTGATGTTTTCTTATTACAAGTTCTGCACTTCCATCTCTTTCTTTGTTTTTCTGAGCCATCTGTACCTGCTTTAATCAAGTGGGTTGATTTACAATGAGGGCAACATAAAGCATTACCATCTTCATTTCTTTGTATGATACCTACTCTACTGTAGTTACCACCATTGTTATGTATTTGGTTTGTCATTTGTTTTTTTCCTGTTTAATTAGATATTCGAGATACCACTTAGCTTTCTCTAAGTCTTGTATAGGTGTGCCTTTGTAAGGGAATCGGGTAACGTACTTTACGATGTTCCCACGAACATAATCCATATCCCATGACCTGATGTATTCAATCGTCTCTATGCCCTTGGTATAATGGGCAGGTCGATTAATAAGGTCTTCTTTCTTCTTCATCTATTTTATCCATGATTTCATCCCAGGTAATAGGTTCGCAATTTAGAAAAACTACGCCCCCATATTTATAATCAAGTCTATTGTTTATCCTCGATTTAATACTGATTTCTGCTTGGGGATCAATCGAATGGATTGCTTTGATGATTTGCATTTCCCTTTTTGTAAAAGGTATATTTGCACTCATAGTTACCTCCTATTAGTTTAAGCATATATCCATCTAGTGATGTAATATGACATAACCAATATAAGTATAAACTCTAAGACTGATAGTTCAGGTCTTAGATATTTCGTTCTTACCTTACTTAATAAGAACTTAATTATCTTTATCATCGCATTAAAGGATTACTATTTCTAGCTTTTAAGCCCTCTAATTCTGTTCTAAGTATTGATAATTCTTTTTCTAGTGGGGCAATGTTAGGTACTGATCTTGCTTCAACCACTTCTAATCTGTTTAATATTTGCCCAACTTGAACAAACAGTCCACCTAATGTAATAACTAGTCCTAGTATTCCTGCTATTGTCTTGATGTCCATAGTCTGTCCTCGTAAGTTTGATTTGGGTAAATGTTTCTAATATCAACATAGTTACTATTAGTGTATGTACCTATATCAATACTTTGTAATTCAGGTTGTATAAATATATCTGTGTTTACTTTTGAGTAAGAAGATATTTTATTATCTTTAGCCATGACTTTAGCTACTATCATTTGTGTAGCTTTTAGCTGACCATCTATTGTTTTAATTTTGTCTGCTACTTTAATAGATATTTCTTCTATTGTTAGTTCGGTTTCAAAACTCCGACTCTCGTTATCGACTTGGGTTTCTTCTGCGACAACATCTCCGTTACTTTCATTAATGTCTGTATCTCTTTCTGTTTCTTCGACAACTTCTGCTTCATTTACTTCCTCCACAGGTGCTTCAACTATTTCTTCAAATACTTCTTCGATAGCAGGTTCTTCTATAACTTCTTCTACTATCTCAGGTTCTATCATAGTAGGGGCTAATACAATAGTTTCCTCTACAAATTCTTCTTCTATAAAAATAGGTTCCTCTATTATCTCTACAACTGGTTCTTCAAAGACCACTTCTTCAATAATAGGTTCTTCGTAAATAAATTCTTCTATATATATCTCTTGTATATCATTCGATATTTCTGTAATAGCTGATTGTGTTGCAACATCTACTACTACAGGATCATATTCGATATATAACGTAGGATTCTTTAAGTCTGCAGCATAGTGATATGGAGAGTTAGATTCCTCAAAAAACGAAAATTTGGCAGAAATACTATAATCTTGTTGGGTAACAGAGTCTATATAGATAGAATCTGTATAGGTTGTAAAGTATCCATCTTGCCTATCTATCGTCCTAGATTGTGTTGTTACATTACCATTATCATCTACTAAGGTTTGTGTCATAACTACACTTTGATCATAGTTATTCCAGAACCAAATATCTGCACCTATTGTAGATGTAAATCCATTATTAATAACTTCTTTAGATAAACCTGCGTCATTGTTAAGTGATATAGTAGATTCCACATATTGCCCATGAACACCTGCAACTGTATCGTTACCATGTCTATCTGTATTTGTTCCAGACCATGTGCTGAAATCTTGATTAAGGAGATTTTCTGTGGTGTCTGAATTTGCCACTAGAGGTAGCATTAACAGAATCAAAAACTTTTTCATTACCGAGTTCATCCCATCTTTGTTTAGCTTGTTCACCGATCAATCCATCTATAGGACATGGTGTACCTGCATCCATCATAGATTTCCATACAGCTTTGTCTTGACACATCAATGATATCGCTGCGACTTTCATACCTAAACCATTAAGTAGTTTAGCTTTCTTTCTGCGTTCACACTCCATATCGTGATAATAAGTACCCATAGATGTGCTAAAGCCAATAACAGTCATGCCAATAGAAAGGGGTATTACACAACTGTCTTGACCATATACTGACATAGAAGGTGCTGTTGCAGAATTAACAGCAGTCTCTTGATTAGAATTATTAGTTGTAGAGTTAGTGGTTGTGTTTGTTTGTCCACCAGTATAGTTATTGGTTGTCTCTTGTGAGTACCCACCTGATATAGAGGTATTACTCCCCTGAGAATTAGTCTGATTATTTGTTGTAGCCCCTGATGATGTAGTATCTGATACAGCATCTTCTATTGCATAACCTAAAATTAGTACAATTATTATAACGAGTGCTATATATATTCTATCCACGACATTTCCATTTTCTTAATGCCAACGCTTTACGAGTTGGTTTTCCATTCTTTTCCATAGGACCTTTAACCCCAGACATTCTTGCACAAAAACTTGCACGTCTTTTTGCAGCTTTTGATCCTGGCTTTACTTTACCTGTTACAGGTCTTTTTAAATTAGCACCTGTAGTACGTTTAAAATGTTTTCTTCCTGCTTCGTTTAATCCACCAGTTTTGCTTTGATATCTCTTAGCTACCATGTTATCTCCTTGTTGCAGCAGAACCGAAATAGAATCCTGATATCGCTGCTAAAAAATGTGTGTCTGCTGTAGTAATAACTACACCTGATATTCCTTGAAATGTTGTAACTTCTTCTATACTGCCAAATATCCACCAACCCTCTTTGACTTGCTCAAGATACATAAGATGTACTTGTACTGATGGGTCTAAGAATACTGCTAATTTAGGTAAGCAGATAATAAAGAACACAGCTAATAATGCCATCCATCTTCTTGTTGTAGATTGATATTGACTGTTATCTTTTCTTGCATCTTCTACTGATGCACGATTTATCTCTGCTCTTTGCATAAGATACTTTTGTTGATCTGCTGCGTCTTTAGATTTTTGTGACCATATAGAAAGTAACCCAGTAAATAAACTAGAGCCGAGCATCGTTATGACTTCAAAAGGTATCATATTAAAATTGTGAGTTTATAATTTTTTGTATATTTTTATTTTTTTCGAATCTATTAGGAGCAATTCTTTTAGATATTTGATCTAACTGTTCTTTGTTTCTGATTCTGTCTATTTTGACTCCATAATCTCTTTCTACTTTGTTCATTATTTCTTCTTTGGGAGAATACAATGAACCAAAAACACTTCTCGACAATGCTGTTTTTGTATCTGCGTCCATGTCTGGTGCTAATATGTCATTCAACAGAGCCGAGGTATCTCCTTTTGCAGCTTTTAATGTAGAAAATGCACGATATGTAAATAATCCTTTAAGACCATAATAGTCATATGCCCCAACTTTTAATAATGTACCTAAAGCAGGAACTTCGTTTAAAAGTCTAAAAAATGTAGATGACGTGTTAGAATAATTCAAATATGCCTTATTAGGTAAAGTTGTTTTGAATACATCTGACAATGCTTTAAGAGATTTAATTTCTTCATCATTTAATACCTTGCTAGTAATTTTCATTCCTAAATCACTGTCAGTATAATCTGATATATTTTTTATGTATTTTCTTACATTTAAGACCATTTCTCCTTCTTCTTCTTGTATTGCATTTTTCAATAAGTTACTTAGGAACGCATCTTTCATGTCAGATTGCACACTAACTCTGACTTCTTCAGAGTTCGGCAGATATTTAATTGTGTCATATATTCTGTCTATTCTATTAATTGCTTGATCGGGTTTTTTCAGATAGTTGAAACCCATAATTTCTTCCATAACTTGAAGTCCTGATTTGTTACCTTCGAACAATACATCTTTAATGAATTTTGTAGTATAATCGTTCTGTTTTACCTTGCCCGTAGGTCCGAAAATTTTAAATTTCTCAGCAGAAGCCTCTCTTGCATTTATCAAAGCATCAACTTGATCTTGTGTTAATGTATGAGCTTGACTCACAGCATTGTCGAGAACATCACCATAAAATCTATCAAACTCAGCTAGGATGATGTTACCCGCTCTTCTGTCATTGCCTTCAGCACCTTGTAAATCTGTGTTCAGTATTCCTCTAAAATTCTCTATCTCTCTGAGAGTTTTGGTTGTAAACTTTTCTTGAGAGTTTATCTCATTTGCAAACTCATCAATACTATCTAACATACCTCTCGCATTAGTTAGCTTACGCATCTGTGATTCAGAGTCTATATTTATAAATTGGCTTCGAAGTGTGTTTTTCAAATTGCTTTTGAAAAGATTAACAGTTTGTTTATCTAGGTCTAACTCACCTGTAACCAATTCATAGTTGCTAGTTACAATTTGATCGGCTGCCTTTTGAGCATCTCTGATTGTTTCTTGTATAGTAGTTCCAACTTGGTTCATTATGTTTTGATCTGACTTAACCTGGTCTATTGTTAAAGATTCATCATTAAACAATGATTGAGCTGCTTTAAGTAATTGCTCATCTTGTCTGTTTTTAAATTGTAATAATTCTTGTCTTAGAGTTTCTCCATATACTCCTTTTAAACCCTCTTGCATTTTGGCAAGTTCTATAGGGTCTCTACCTATCTGCGCAGCATTTAAATCTATTCCATACTTGGACGCTAATGTAAATACTTTTGCATTTTCATAACTAGCTCCAGCATCGTAGCTTTGTGCAAAAATGTTCAAGTCAGTTTGATCTAATACTTCTAAAATATCAGGATCTTTTTGTTTTATTTCATCTAATGCTAGTTGCGTAACATTTCCTTGTTCATCTATATATTTTTTAAATTCTGATGCTGTTGCGTTTGTTGTCCAAGGTGCTATTACTTTAGCTGGGTCATCTTCATAAGTTTTTCTTGCACCAGGTACTTTCTGTACAACTTGTCCTGTTTTATTTACAGCAAATCCTGCTAGACCTCTTAATTTGTCTATACCAAATCCTATTGCAGGTGCGCCAACAGCACCTCCGAAAACATTCCACATTAATTTGTCTGAATCAACTCCTTGTTTAGAACCTGCTACTGATGCTACTAAATCTTGCCCCATAGAAACTGATCCGAATACAGTTGCATTAGCTAATACACTCTTAACAGCATTAGATAACTTTCCACCTCCAACAGGCGCTACATATTTTTTTATTGCTGAGAACGGAATAGCTCCATATATTTTAGTTAATCCCATAAACTGATTTACATCCGCTCTTGTCAGACCTGGTTTATTCAAATAGCCTTGTGTGCCATTACCGAAAGTAACAATGATATTGTTAAATTTATCTTTATTAAATTGAGCTTTAGGGTCAGCAGATTTAATAATATCTAATGATGCAGCAGGATTGCTATTGTAAAACTGACTTGCGATAATGTTTGCTGAACCAGCAACTGAATCAGGACCTACATTTGAGTTGAGTATTTCAGGCAAATCCTCGAACTCTGTTCTTCCTCTACCTGATATAGAATTGTAAGCTGATTCTATAATCTCCGCTGAAGCTCTAACGAAAGGGTCAGCTTGTTCTTTTAGAATACTAAAAGCTGTTCGAGATTCTCTTTTTTCTTCAGATTGCGCTTTTCTTTGTTGTATAATATTTTTATAATCTTCTGATTTTTGGAACTCTTTTATCCAGGATTGTGCCATTATTTAACTCCGAATCTTTCATTGTATTGCTGTTCAGTTAAAGACATAAACTCTACTAATTCTCCGTTTTTAGGGTTTATAAAAGCATAGTTTCCTGTTTTAGGATCTCTATAATAATTTTCTGTATTTTTATATATTTCAGATGATTGATCACTCATGTTCCTGAGAACATCTGCTGCTTCTATAGGTAAAGGAGTCCAACCTTTGCTGAGTCTATATCTTTTAGCGAATGACTCAAAATTTTCTACAACACCTGGCTCTGTTTCTATAGAATCTACAAAATTACCACCGAGTTCTCTAAAATAGTTAGCAGCTTCTGAGTCTAATATTTTCCCTCTAGCTTCATTTTTTACGATTTCACCTGTAAATAATATTGTATCTTTGCTATCACCAAGACCACCTGCGGTAATATCTTTGGTAAACGCTCTTTCTCCATCTGATATCGCACCTTTGAATGCAGACAATCCTTGTAACACCATTTTACCTTGAGTTTTTATTATTGCTTCTTTATTTGCAATGTCACTTTCATTAACAGGTACTCCTATTAATTTTCCAAATTTTTGTAACTGTAGTCTTGCATTTGCAAAAGAACCTGTTGCTTCATCATCTAACAAGCCTACATAATTCATTATATTTCCATAGTTATTAATGGTCTCATAAGCATTTGTAGCATCGTCTTGAGTTTTAACATATCTCTCTGCGCCTTTAGTACCTACACCTTTTTGGAATTGTGTTTCTTGTTCTCCAAAAAGAGGTGCTTTTGGTTGTAATGAAGCACCGAGTTGTACACCTTCTGATACACCTTGTGCTATATTAGATGCTAAGTTCTGTCCTGCTTGTTGTGGTCCTAATGCTCTTAATCCGCCCATAATCATGGCAAGATTAATTATGTTATCACTTAAACCTTTTCCGCCTAATAAACCACCTTGTTGTCCTTGTTGTAATCTTCTAATAAGTGTTTCTCTATCCATAAATATTGCCCCCTAACATTGGGTTCATAGGTTGCATAGGTTGCGCACCTAATAGTCCATTACTTTGCATTGGATTTATGGGTTGTTGTGTTAGGAGACCAGCATATGGATTACTTAGTTGTGGTGCAGCACTAGCCATCATAGGAGACATTGGTTGTACTTCAGGCATCGCTTGTGGCTGAAAAATATTTTGTAAAAATTCAGCTGTAAGTTGATTACCAATTTGAGAGCCTAAAGATTGCATCATGTTCCCTCCTGTCTGCCCAAGTCTGCTGTTTAAAGCATCAAAATTTATAGGGCTTAGAGAGTTGTTATTAGTTTCAGGAGTAATCCCCATAAAACTACCTAAAGCGTCTCCGCCTTGTACGGGTTGCCCAAACACTTGGTTTTGTGGTAATCCCGGTTGATTCAACATTTGTCCGAAATCAAATGATCCTATATACATATTTATCTCCTTAACTTAATAAACTTAAAATTCCTAGACCACCCGCTATGAATGGGTTAGCTGCGCCAAAACCTGCTAGACCTGATGAAACCATTGATGGTGCTGCTTGTAATGCACCATAAGTACCTAGCCCTAACAGACCTCCACCTATAGCTCGTTGCCCAAATGATGGCGAACCTGCTGTTTGTGCTGTAGTTTGTGTACCTGGTAATACTGTTCCTGATACTATTTGTGTATAGTCTTGTAGCCTTTGTCTTGGTTCTTGTTGCCCAAACTCGAATCTAGCACGAGCTTCATCAATAGCTTGTTGCGCTCTAGCTTGTTCAGTCGCACCTAGCCCTGATAATACAGATGCTGGTGTTTGAAAAGCACCTAATGTTCCTGGAACCATTTGAGCTGCCGCTAATTGTCTTTTAGCTGCATCTTGATAGGCTTGTGAATACATACCTGCAGAAACATCTCCCGCTTTTGTTAAATAATCTTTGATAACTTCTGCTTCAACAACACCTTGTCTAGTACCGCCCAAACCGCCTTGACCTGTTGCTCCACGTCTTACTTGTTGCAATAAACCTTGCGCACCTGTTAATAGTGGTCTTGTTGCTGCTTCTACTGATCTAGCAAGAAAAGGATCTGCTAATGCACTTTGTGTGCCACCCAATTGAAAACCTAAAGCAGGACTCAGTTGTCCTAATAATTCTGATTGTGTTCCCAATGCAGTTTGTCTTGCAAGTGCTTCAGCTTCTGATTGTGTTGCTGTTACCGGTGCTGTTAGACTGCCTGGAAAAAATTGTCTTGGTTGTTCTAATAACCTTGCAGCTTCTTGATATTGCCTTGTTAGGTAGGGTTGTTGCCCTGCCCATGGGTCAGCTTTTTGTACAGTTTGGGTTGTACCTCCGCCACCTTTACTCATAAGTTATCTCCTAATGTATTGTTGTGAGTTCTTTTCCAACTATGGTATATGTTTGCTCATATCCAAAGTTTTTTAATTTTTTAACGAATCCTTTTCTGCATACTGTTTCCATAGCATCACAGTCTTGTTCTATTGACCATTCTTCTAGTATTTCTAAAACTTGTGCTACCCACTCATCTAGACCTTTTCCTCCTAGGGTAACAATCCTACAGACTTTCTTTTGTGGGTAATTTATAATTTGTGTTGTTACTACAGCTTTAATTTCTTTGTCATTTTCTTCATCATAGACAACCCAAAGTTGCATTTCTTTTTCTTTCAAAAAGAAGTAAATATCATGGGTGTTCATTTCTTCCTGCGCTTTATTAATCCCCATCTCTACAAACTTTTCACATTCACCCCAAACATCATCAATATACCTAGTTGGTATACCAGATACATAAATCATTGCTTTCTCCTATTGACTTACTTGTATAATACTTATTGTAGCTGATGGAGTAGCAGGTGCAAATGCTGTAGCTGCTAATGGGTCTATATCTATATCGGTGTCATCTGCTGCCATCATTGCTTGTAGATAATCACCTGCAGTTATGTCAAATATCCCTGCTTTGGATAGTGTTCTTCTATGGTCATTAGTTGCAAGTGTATGTGCTATTCCTGTTCCTGTTATATCTGTACCATTTATTCTTGGGAAAAACCATATATCTTTGTTGTTAGCACTTTGCGAATGTAACAATGCAGAGAAGTTCACATAGTATTTACCACTACGACTAAATTCTATCTTAGATGTATCAACCCCATTAATACTTATTCCTTGTGAATATACTAATGTATTCCATGTAATAGCTTGTGCTGTATCTACTGTTGCTATATTTTGTGCTGTTGTATCGGCAATCTGTGCAAAATCACCTGCACCACTACCACCTGCAAATGCTCTCCATACAGTACCATCATAGTAATATAGGTTTTCACCTTGTCCTGGATTCCAGTTAGTACCATCAGCATAAGCGATATCACCTTGCTTTACTCTGCTAGGTGCAACATTCTTTTGTTCTATAAATGCTATAGGGTTTTCTTGTAATGCTCCTTGTAGCTTAGTCAGTTCTTCAAATATATATCTTGGTAAATCTTCTGAGTTAGCAGGTACAGGATTAGGTACATACTTAGGAGCTTGTGCCATTATCTTTCCCCTATAACTTCATACTCTAAATCATAGCCATTTAGTTCAAATGGACTGTTATCTGTGTGTTGAAATCTTACTGCGATGTATTTACCTGTTGATCTGCAATCTACTTTGTTGTTTTGTGTTGGGTCAAAGTTTTGTCCTGCTGTATAAGTATATGTTCCATTAGGTGACATAGAACTTCCAACTGATATAACGACTTGTCCTGAACCACCTACTTTAGGTGTTAGTTTTCGTACTTGTTTAACAGTATTGGTATTACCATCTAAGGTTAATCCTTTTCTTTCTAGTGTCGATATGTAGTTTTCACCATCGAACTGTCTGCCAAAATCACCACGATACAATTTAGTATCAGATGTTCCTGCCATCAATATACTTCTTTCTGTAGGATTATAGGTTCTTTCTCCCCATACCCCACTATAATCTGTCCATGTATCTGTCTGTGTATTCCAAGTTATGGATGTAGCACCAGGGTCTACAATTCCATTACCAATGTGATAAATGTCAGGCAAATCACGAAAAGTAAATGAGTTATTAACATAGTTATAAATTAATGCTTTATTACAATACTGCGACCCTATACTAGGATAGCATACCCACATTTCTGTTTGCTGTACGTTATGTGCAACAAAAGTGAGATTATAGTATGCATCATTAATATCATCAAATAATTCTTTTTTAACTAGATCAGTAGCTACCGATTGTTTTCTTACAGCATCGTGTACGATTAAATCACCTTGAGTAACTACAAAATGTTTACCATCAAACTCAGCTACACAATTTCTACTTAATACACCTGTATCGTTAAATAACTTTTGGAAACTAAATACTAAATTACCACCAATGTAGTTAGCTAACCATGTAGAGTTTTCTTTGTATATTATAAATGATTGTTTAAGTGCTAGACCATCAACAATAAAGTCTGATTCATCACCTATAGTTACTTCACCTGCGTCATTAGTACTAGCTGCAGTCCATGTAGATGGGAAACTAAAGTTCTCTGCTGCATCACCCCACCTTACTTTGTTAGGATATTCTGTTCCACTTTCAGTAAGATTAAGTGCCATTAGATAGTTACCAAATGCTTTTATCGTTTTACAAGTTGTACTTGCTGCCCAGTTAGGTAAATCTACAAAGTTACTAGAACCTGTATTAGATAGTGCTTGTGGGTCATCTACCCCATTACAAAGGATAGGAAGCCCATTATAGACAGTTCCTGTCCAATTACCTATGGTTGTTAAGTTAGTAGCATAATCGCCACCTGAAGTCCTTGTAACGTCTGTATGAGTAGTACCATCGGTTCTATATATCTTTGTTGCTCCACCATAAAACCAATATGATGCTGTATTATTAGACCAGTTAAGAACAAAGTATGGAGCTACTGTCGGTGTGCCAAATACTGCATCATGTCCTTTGATCTTCTTTCCTGCATTATCAGTAAATCTTATATTACTTGCATGTGAATAAAACTCAGGTGGGAGTACAGTATTGTTTGTATCCTTTATCATGCCCTTTGGGGCAGGTGCTACAAATGTTGCCATTAGGCAGTCCTTTGCCACATTTTAACAACGATATATGGTTGTACGTTGTTGTGAGCAGACCCACCACCAGTATTACCAACATTAGGGTTAGTATCATATGTTTCTCCAGGCAATCTGGAATTATATTGATGATGTTCAAATGAAAATCCACTTCTTGAAATATACCCTGTAATAGCATGATTATGTGATGGTATTTCAGATGTTGTCAATGTATGTGTTTTAGCACCACCTGTTTCTTGTAAGGTATTAAAATCTGAATCACCAGTATCTTGTCCCACTAGTACACGACCTGAACCAAATGCTACCCATGTACCAAATCCTAATAAAGTTGCAGGATTAGTTGTTACTGATGCGTTCATATAAATTGAACCTACAGGATATGCACTTTCGATTGACCCTGTTAATGTACCTGTAACTGTTAAATTTCTTATACCTGTTATATCTTTATTAGCATCTGCTGTAACAGCTTTTGATGCTTCGACAGTACCAAGTGTTGCTATATCTACATAATTAAGTTCTGTAGTATTTGCCGTAACACCATCAAGTAAATTTAATTCTGTATGTGTTGCTGTCATTGCCCCTGTTATATTAGGGAATGTATTTTTTATTGTTGATTTAAGTAATCTTATGTGGTCATCACCCTGAGCAACAGAATCAGTTGCCCCTGGGTTTGAGGTATTAAGACTATCTATATATGTTCCTGTTTCTAATCCCATTATGCTAGTTCCTCTGCTGTTGGTTGTGTTTCAGTTGGGTGATTCCATTCAGCTATATAATCACCATTACCATCTGAATTATTTTGCACAATTATATTATCTATAAAGTCTGCATCTGTAACATTTGGTCTAACTGATTTAATTTTTTCTACTAATGTCATTATAATGGTCTCACAAAAAATGCTTGAAAATAATTATCGTTAGCAAATGCATTAAAAGATGTGCCTGTAGTATAACCATATGCTTCAAAATAATCATCTGAATCAGCAGTAACTACAATGCTTAGTGATGCATATTGATGCCCCCCAGAAATCTTTCTTTTTGTTACTGCACCATTTTTGTAAAGAGCAATTATATTTGTTCCTGTAGAATCACCCCTCATTGCTAAATTAAAATTATAGTAACCTGCTACTGTAGGTGTAAATCTATAATTTGTAACATTATCATATTTAGAATCTGTATCCCAATCTACATGAGAACATTCCATTTTAGTAAATGTAGTAGCTGACACAGTTTGAGCACCTGATATTCTTGCACTAAAACTTGGTGCTGTTGGTAAATCTGAGACATCACTAGATGATGTTAAAACATTTCCTGTACTTGCAGGTAAAGTAAGAGTATTAGTTCCTGCTACAGCAGGTGCTGAGATTGTTATATCGCCACTCGTAGATCCTTTTAATTTTATACTACTCATTAATCTGCTTCCTGTATTGTATTACCCTCGGCAATCCATTCTTGAATTGCTTGGTAGTGTATGTTTGCTGTGTCCATTGGTACAATTAAATCCTTTCCATCTATGGTTGCATTGATAGTAATATTCTCATTAAGGTCATTGACGATATATTGTGCTGATGTAACTGTCATACGATTCATTAATATCTCCTATAATTCTGCATCTGCTGTTGTTCCACTTCCAATATCTGCAGAATTGTCTCCTGTCCTGTAAATACCATAACCATCTGCTGTTAAAAATTGGTCACCATCTTTTGCTCCATTTACAAAAGATATTGTCGGTGTTGCTCTCATAGTTTGTTTAAAAAACCAATATTGTTTTTTACTACCAACTCCACCTGAACTTCCTGCCATCGCAGCTAGTGTTTTTGTAAAATACCTCTGACATCTAGCTAGACTTGTACCTCTATCTTCAAACTGAAATGGTGGTATGCTGTTAGCATCAAAACTTCCTACTTCTAGTTGCCACCCTGTAGTATAAAATTCATTGGAAGTACTACTTGCAATATTAAAAGTACCAACTGCTCTGTCTACATTATTTTGTGCTTCCCAAGATGTTGCTAGTGTTCCTGATGTAAAATCACTTCCTGCTGCCAACCACATAGTTACTTGCAAAGATAAACCATTATCGTTAGTCAATGCACCTGTGGTATCTCCTGCAAATGATACTACTTTTTTCTCCCAAGTATTTGCTGATGATATACTTACTAAAGAACATATAAGTCTAGAGTTATCATGGTCTTTTACTTCTAAAACAAAGTTACCTGTTAGATTTGATTTTACCCAAAAAGCAACTGTAATGTATTCTGCACTACTTGTTCCTTTTTTTAACATTTGAAGATTTTGTCCCTCAAACCTTTGGTAAAGTTGAACATAACCATCATTAGATATTGAGGTATCAGCAGTCGTGCAATCTATCTTTAATGATTTTGCAAACCCTTGTCCTGTAGGTACATCTGAATCTTGTGTAACTGTAAATGTTCCCTCATTAACTAAAAAAGCAAATCTGTCTAATACTTGATTTGCACCTGAACTCAAACTAGTAAATGATGTACCTCTTTGTGCAATCTGCATATCACCATTTATAATCAATGGAGTAGCAGTCTTTCTATCTAAAGCTACGGTGTTATCTGATACTGTACCATGTAAAGTTAGTGCCATTAATTATTCTCCTAATCTTCTGCTGACCTATCTAGTGCTTCAGATGCTCTTTGTACTGCTGTTTTTACGACACCTAAATCATATGCTTGTGTTATTTGAGCATCAACACTAGTTGCTATCGTAATATTGTTTTCATTACAATGTGTTATTAATTTATCTAAAATTTCTTTTTGTGCTATTTCTGCTCTAGCTGTGAGTGCATTTTCACCCCAATCAGCAACAGAGTTAGCCACATATTCTAAGCATTTATTTTGTGTATCTGTTATTGTTATTGTTAAATTCATAATATCTCCTTAACCTATTAATCTTCCACTAAAGTTGCAATGTCCTCTGTATACTCTATTAATTCCACCTCTTGCAAAAACTGTAACATAATCATTTGCTGATAAATCAAACACAACTGTTTGTTCTCCTGTAATAACACCACCACATGAGTTTGGGTCTCTTAATAAAAGTCCTATAGCATCTGTGCCACTATATTCACTTCCATTAATTTTCCATGCTGTTTGCATACGAGCTGTTGAGCCACCACTATTTGTGTAATATGCAGAAAAATTAAACTCATATAGCCCAGCTACAGGTGCAGTAAATCTTCCATTCAATGTACTGTAATGACTACCTACATTATACTTAGTATCATCAAAAACATAATCAGAGCCACTTGAAATAGTAGTATCAGATGATGTTCCAAAATATGCTAAAAAAGATGGAATAGATGCAATAGTTACACGACCACTAGAATCTATTCTCATAGCTTCTGTGCCTGACCTTCGGAATGCTAAATATGCTCCACTAAAATCAAATCGGTTTGCAGTTCCGAATGATGGGTCAGAATATGTCTGCATATTAAAAGTTGCACCTGCACTTCCATCACGTAAAGTAAAAAGGTCAGCAACACCTGAAGACTGGTCTCTGTTCACTGTTAGTTTACTTGTAAGTGACGTATACCCTATACCTACATTACCACTACTATCCATGTGTACTTTAGTTGTACCATTGGTTTGTAGGTCTATTTCCCCACTTGTATCTGATTCTAACTTCAATCCATCTGATGTATCTGCATTAATCTTAACTGTCATAGTATTAACCACCTTTGTCCACTAGGAACTGTTACTGTTACACCACTGGCTATAGTCATTGGTCCAACTGAAAATCCATTCTTACCTGATGTTATTGTATAGTCAGATGTTATATCATCTGCGTTTTCATAGATAGCACCACCTGCTGATGCTCCTCCACCACCACCGATTGCACCCCAAGCACTACCATCGTAGCCCTCAAATGATGTATCAGTTGTATTAAATCTTAAAAAACCTGCACTAGGTGAGCCATCTCTTTCGCCTGTTGTACCTGCAGGAATCTCAGCACTACCTGTAGAAGCTGTTTCTGCTACCTTACCATCTAATGCTGTTTGTAACCCATCGACATTAGATATGATATGGTTGTGCGAATCATCTGCAACTGTAACTGTAATAGCTGTTGTACCACTACCACTAGCATCACCACTTAATGTTATGGTTTGGTTGCCAGTTAAATAAGCTGAATCATTTGTCCATTGACTAATGTTACCTGATTTATTGGTAAGTGTATCTGTTGATGAAGCTGTAATATATCCTGCATCGTTAGTCCATTGACTGTTACTTCCTGACTTATTAGTTAGAGTGTCAGTTGAACTTGCAGTTATGTAAGCTCCTAAATCAGATATGTTTGATTCTGTAATCGTTATTGTATTTGACGCACTATTGATTGTTTTATTGGTTAGTGTTTGTGTGCCTGATAAAGTTGCAACAGTTGAATCAATCGCAAAAGTAACTGCATTACCACTACCACTTGTATCTATACCTGTACCACCAGTAAAGGTTAGTGTTTCAGTATCTAGGTCAATAGATAATGCTCCACCTGTATCTGCTTGGAAATCTAAATCTTGTGCTGTAACTTGTGCATCTACATAAGTTTTGATTGCTTTTGCTGATGCTAGTGTATCATCAGATGCAGAAACACTTGATATATCTGTATCAAGAACACCTGATGCTAAATCTGCTACCTCAACATTAGAAAGACTATTGCCTGTTCCATTAGCATCAAATGTTTTGTTAGTTAGTGTGTCTGTAGAAGATGCTGTGATATATGAGCCAAGATCAGATATATCTGCTTCTACTATTGTAATCGTATTACTAGCTGTGTTAATAGTCTTATTCGTTAGAGTATCTGTAGAACTAGCTGTAATTTTTGTGTCCATCTGCGTTTGTATTGCAGAAGAAACACCATTTAAATATCCAAATTCTGTATTAGAAACTGTTCCATCATGTATTTTACTTGCATCTATTGCAGCACTTGCATTAATATCGGCATCGACAATAACACCAGTACCTATAGAAGCTGTACCTGTTACGTTTCCTGTTCCATCAAAAGATGCTGAAGTCCAAGTAACATCACCTGTCATACCTATTGTACGACCTGTAGCTAAAGCTGTAGCTGTATCTGCGTTACCTGTAACTGATCCTGTAACATTACCTGTTACATTACCTATAAATGTTGTACCTGTAACTGTGCCAGTTGTAGTAATAGATGGCATGTTTGCAGCAATGTTTGTTAGTGTAACTTTAAAGTTATCCCCATCATAAGCTGTAGCAAATATAGACTCACTATTCGGGGTGGTAACTTCTGTTAATTCTGAAAATTTCTTATTTGCCATTTATGTCCATGTGGTTGCTGTTGTCGATTGTACTGTCCAATCATCAACTGTTATTACTGGTATGTTTTCTTGCTGTAAAGTATCGTTATCTTCGGTTGCTAAAAAAAACAAATCATCTTCTGTTTTAAATAAAAATGTACCTGCTAAATCCCAATTGGTACTAGTTGTAGATTGTTCTGCCCAAACTGTCATTAATATAATCCGTAATCAATTCTTGTTGTTGGTGCTACACCTGAGTGTCTATCTCTTTCATTAGAACTTATTATATCTTGTTTTGCTCTATCATAAAGACTAGACCATGTTTGTAATCTTTTGTCGTTTTGTAAATAAGGTTCTGCTTCAACCAATGCTCCATAAAGATAAGCATCAGGATGGTTAGTTAGCATTTCATTGGTAGGTGCTGAATCTGATAATGCAGTAAAGTGTTTAAAATATAATATTTCTATTTCATAAGCACTATCAGGTGTTGGTCTCAACTGTATATCATTGCCAATAATACTATATGCTTTAGGTTTTCCTTTGTTACTTCCTGCATAAAGTCTATCCATTTGTTCAGGTGTTAAATATTCTAAAGGTGTTTTAGGGTCAGTATTAAGTTGTATATTACGCATAGCAACATAATTATCAGGCAATGTATAATACTCGGTATCAGCTATAGTATTTGCTGTAACCCTTGTTTCCATTCTTCTAAGTTTAAAATCTCTTTTATGTCTAGCTTCTGCTAGTGTAATAAAATCAGGTATTTGGTCAGTTAAATCTGTTCTATCTAACCAGTCAGCGATAGCTGATTTAAGTTCTGAGTAATTCGTTATTGCCATTATATTCGCCTATTGGTTGTCTTTAGATACCTGTAATCAGGACTGTTAATAAGTTTTTTTACTGCTTCTTTGTGGTCTTTATTAAATAAATCAACCCCAAATAGTCTTTTCCATTCATAAACTACAGTCATAGGAATACGAGCAGAGAGTCTAAACTCGTCTGCTTTGTGATGATCTTCGTTCTGTAATTTCTTATTAGAATCAATAAGGGGTTGTATATCTTCGATGTGTTCTATAGCGAACTCGCCAGTAGGATTATGATAATGAAATATCTGATTTTGTCCTATCTTACGTTTCATTCACTTAACTCATCTATATAAATATTACCTGTTCCACTTGCAAGTATTGCAGCGACCTTCATGCCACCATCAATCTTAAATATTTCAGGGTCATATGCACCAAGTATTGTTGTACTTGTTGTTGCTGTTGGTGATGCACCAAAAGCTATATGAACTCCATCTGTATCAGATACGATTCTGACATACTCAGTATTTGCATCAGTAGCTGTAGACTGTTGAGATGTAGCAGTAACACCTCTTACGATAGTATTTGTTACTCTCATTCTTGACATGCTTATCTCCTAATTACAAATGTTACTAATAATTTAGCTGTTCCTGTAGAACCACCATCTGTTATCATTTCAATAGTTCCGTCTTCTTCAACTGAGTTAGCTGCTGTAGGAACTGATGTATCTACATCACCTGCTGCTGAACCTGAGTGAGCAACTGTAATACCACCATTAGTAATAGCTGTGCCACCGATTTCAAAAGAAACTGCAGCATTACCACCACTAATAGCACCTTGTAGTGCAGATATAATTTTAACTACTCGTCCACCATCTGGGATAGCAACGAATGTACTAGATGCAGTAGATACGTCTTCTATCTCTGCTGTTACAAAATAATCATTTAATGTTCTCATTAAAGTCTCCTAGTTAATAACCCTCGTTCCGAAGCGATACGTTCTTCAAGGTCATTATTAATCAGTATCTTGGGTGGGGCAGGAAAACAATATGAGAAAAACCTGCCCCTTTCATGATGAGAAAGTTACATGAAAAATATTTTTTATGAAGTTGTCAAGTCAGCAATAGTAGCTGAAGATGCTTCATTTTTAGCAACGAGTGTCCACTCAGCGAGTAGTAAGCGTTTTTCAGCATCACCAGTTTTTGCTAGTTCTTGTGTTTGGAAAGGTCTCAAGAAACCAGTCGCAAACATTTCTGTATCAACAACCAACGCACTTCTACCAGAAGAACGTAAGAATCTGTCAGCTACAACTCTTACTTCACCGAAGTCAGAAACATAAACATCAATAGTAGCTACTAAGCTTCTATCTTCTGCCATGTCCATACGAGTTGAGTTACCTGTAAAACCAGATACTTTTTGTTTGTTGAATGAACCAACTAATAGTAGGTCAGGGTCGCCACCATTATCAAAGCAAGATTTTAACTCACCTTTTAAAATAGCTTCTGTAAGAACCCTTTGTGTACCATCTGTTACAGTACCACTAGAGTTTCCTCCACCTGCACCATAAGTGTTGTTTGTTGTTGTCCAAGACTCAAAACCTGCAGATTTACGAGCAGAAGCTCCGTTTCCAGAACCTGCTGTAGCTGCGTTTTTACCTGTAAGGTCTAGTTCCATGTCTCTTTTGAGTTCTTTACCAGCTTTAGCTATTTGATAAGCTAGTTCAGAATCTCTACCTGCGTGATTTACTGCTTCTTGTGTTCCAGAGACCATAACAGGTTTGTAAGAAATCTGTGTATAGTTGAAAACACGAGAAGTTGCAGATAACGCAGCACTTGGAGAATCATCTCCTTCTATTTGAGCATTTGAAGCTGCTGAAGCTAGTGAGTCAGTTTGCCATTCATGCTTTGTAGACTCAGCATTACCTGAACCAATTGAAGACATAAATGGTGTATCTGTTGGAGAGATGTTATAGATTACGTTCTGTAAATCTTCTCTGTTACCCACAGCATCATACGTTTCAAATGTATTTGTTGCTTGTGCCATTATTACACCTTTGTGTTAAAAGTTAGTATTAGACTATTTCATCATGGATTTGATTAATGCCGCTGCATCATCAACTTTCCCTGATCTTTTTAGTCTTGCTCGATGTGCTTTTACTTTCTCGCTACTGACTTCTGCACGAGTGGATGGTGTTCCTGGTCTTTGAACCTTGGGAACTACTTTTGATTTTTTAGAAGATATTTTTGTACTCTGTAATTGATCATAAAGCATAGCCTTATATAAAATATTAACCGCTCTTGCATCAATCATTGAGTCAAGTTCTTCGTCAGACAATCCTTCATTCAGTCCGAATTGACGAATATTGTTTTGCAACTTTATTCCTTCTTCAGGATCAAAATATTTAGGTATTTTCTTAACAATTAACTTTTTATTTTCTTCTAAAGACTCATTCCACTTTTTGCGAAATTCATTTGCTTTTTCCTGTTCGATTTTATTTGTTTGCTCATCAATAGCTTTTTGTTGTGCAAGTAAATCATCGTAACGATCTTTTTTAAGCAAATAGTCAGTTTGATTTGTTAACTTGAGTCTTTCCCAGTCAGTTTTTTTGAGTGTTTCTATTTCACTCTCATTTGCCTTAGATAGTTGTTCAAGTTGAGATTGTAAACGCTGTCTTTCTTGTTGAGTCGCTGCGAGTTCTTCATCCGCCTTTTTGCGTTGCTCTGCCAATACTTGACTTTTTCTAGTGTAATCAGCTGTGCGACTATAACCCGCCAAAAGCTCATCTTCGTTGACCTCAACATCTTTACCATCTATTTTGACAGTAAATGTTTTAGGTTCTCCGACTTCTTCTTGAGGTGTATTATCAACACTATCTTCTACAGTATTATCAGATTCTTTATCTTGCTCTACTGTTTCATTTTCAACTGATTCGGCAATATCCGTTGCCTGTTCAGAAACTGCTTCCTGAGTTTCTGTGTCTTCTTGGTCTTCTAAAGGTTGCTCTTTGGGAGTCTTCATCAAACCTAAAAGCGCTTCTTGCGCACCTTTTACAGTGCCATCCCCTAAAGGAATTCCGCCCACGTTACTTTCTTTCATAGGTATATTATCGTCACTCATCACTTACCTCCTTTGCGTTCTTCTTCTAGTATCTGTCCGTTCTCGATAGTTTGTACTAGAGTATTTTTAACTTCTAAGATGGCTCTTTGTTTGTGATAAAGTGCTTCTCTACCTTCTGTATCTTTAATATCTGTAGATATCCATTGTTGATATCCACCATTAAGTACAGTATTAAATGCTGCTATCATTTGAGGATTCTCAAGCAATAACTTTGCATCTTGCCCAGCTTTAATCTGAGCTTCTTTTTTGTCGTCCATTGTTTTCTCCTGGATTCTATCTGCTTACGCAGGTGTAGTTGATCGCTGTATTAGCTTTTTTTTGTTAAAGATTCTTCGGTAACATACCAAGGAATCTTCTTTTTGCCTGATAACCATCCACGAATATCATTAGGTTTATGCCCTGTACTCCTGAATACGTCTTGGACAGAAAGTCGGTGTTTCAAACATAGTGTTTGTAATTCTTCACTTGTCATATTTGTTTAAGTTTGTCTATTGTTGGATTCTTTTGTTTGAATTCTTTTGCTAAATCAACATGAGCTAACTTAGCAGATAAACCATTAGGATGTCCTAAAGATGTGTAATGGTCATATCTATCGCTGTAATATTTACTGCGTTCTATACCTTCTTCTTTCTTAGCCAATTACTTCTTTTTTTTCTTTGCTGTTTTTGCAGCTTGTTTAAAACTTTTAGATGTAGGAGCGCCTTTAGTTCCAGGCTTTCTCATTTTTTCTCCTGATCCTGCTTTAATCCTTTTTCGTTTAGCATGTATGTTTGCGTATAGCCCTTTCTTAGCCATCAGCACTTACTTTTTTTCTTTTTTTTCATTGGTGGTCTACCACGTTTCTTCCCGTATGTTCCTGGTCCTTTTGGCATTATAATAACCTCAATATGTCGTTAAATTTATCACTCATCAAAACGAAAACAACAATAGCACCATAAGCTATGTGTCTAAACTTCGATAAATCTGATTCTATTTTGTCTACTTTCTCGTCTATAACAGATACTTTGTTGTCTAAATTGTCGATATCTTTAGCGATATGGGCTAGATGATTAGACTTAATAAGTTCTACATCTTTTTTTAGTAGCTCAAGTTCTGTACTGATATCCTTATCGTTCATGCTAGTGGTAACCTTTTCTTTTTAGGGTACATAGATAAAGCAGTTGCTACTGCTTGTTTCTGTGGCTTCCCTTCTTTTTTTAATACTTTAATCTTTTTAGAAATTAATTTGCGTCTTTTAATTTTGCCGTAGCCTGAAGTCTTAGGAAAAGCCATGTGTATCACCTTTGATTACAAATCTACAAGCTGCATTAAACAATTTTAATTCTTTTTTGTTTAAATAGCCCTTTTGCATTGTTTCCTCAGTTAAACTTGTAACTCTACTAAGTCTAATTAGTTCTTCTCTTGTTATCCTAACCTTTTTCATAAATCCTCACAAATTTAATTAAGCTAGTTATCTTGGCCCGATACCGACAGGTCTTCCCTGTACTGCTTCTAGTGCAAGTTCTGCCTTGTTAATCTCTTGTTGTTGTTTTTTAAGCTCAAGTTCTTGTTGTTTGATAGCTAAGTCAACCATAGCTTCTTCTTCTTTTAGTTTAAGTTCTTGCGCTTTAATTTGTGTTTCTATTTCTAATTCTTTGGCTTGTAATTGTAATTTTTGTAATTCTACTTGTGCTTTTTGTGCAGCAACCTTTTCTTCCAATGTAGGTTCAGCTGGTGGTTTAGGTGGCATCATTTCAGGATTAGATATAAATTGATCCGTATTTTTATATCCTGCTTGTGCAATATATTCACCTATTGCATTATATAAATTCTTAGATGTGACTAATGTTCCCATAGCTCCTTGTTGTACCAATGTTCCTAGTATCGTCATAATGCTAGACATCGTTTGCATTTTAGACTGTTGCGATCCGCTGCCTACACCAACATTGACAGTGCAATTCAGTTTTTCTTTCCATCTTGATACATCAATCGGTACAAATTTTCCATTGAGATAGAACATTTTTTGTCTATCTTCGTATCTTTGTACTAGTGCGTATATGTTTCTAAATAAATCTTTAACACCTGTTTCTGCAAAAATACGAGCAATAAGTTCAATTCTTTGCATTGAAGACTCTGTTGCTGCTGAAATCGCACCTGATGTCACATGTGATGTTAATACATCAGGATTGAGACCTTGGGTCATTTTAGATACGCCACTTCTTTCTTCTCTAATACCATCTAGGTATTGAACCATTTGGAACGCATAAGGTTGAATTTGTGGTGTAGGTAAAGCTGTAACAGCGCCTGGCGCTCTCATTCTAACAATACCACCTGGTCTTGATGTTAATAAATCGTCTAACTCTACTTGTCCTGCTAGTACCGCATAACGTGCATTATTGGTTAGATACATGTTATCTAACAAGTTACGCATGATTGTTGACTTAATTAGTTGGATATCTTTGACTGTATCGGCAATAGACATGCCGTAGAATTTATGTGGAATAGGTAATGGGCAGATAGCAGAAAAAGGAATCATGTCGATTTCTTCATTGTCTAGTATGTAATGTCCGCCTTTTGTAATCTTTCTAAGTTCTGCAACTCCATCATTATCGTAGTCAATACGCATATAACACTCATCAATCCAAACCTTTTTATTCGGACCGCTACCCTCAGATGGTGGTACAGAGTCATCATCATAGCTAAATCTAGCTAGTCTTTCCTCATTTAACTCTGCTTCTGATTGGTCATAACTTGGTATTTCGTTAACAATGGCAGGATCATATCCTTCTGCAATTAAATCACTTACAGATTTTTTAACCCTATGACAGACAAAATCTGCATCTTCAAGAGATGCTGCTCTACGTGAAACTAAAAATTCTTCTGGTGGGACTGACATGACCCTAACTTGCCCATAATTCTTATAACATTTAGCCACAACATCATGCGTAACTATCTCTGGGCTAACCAATGTTCCCATGTCATCTGTTTGTGCTTTTTGTATTAGCGTCTCTGTATGTTCGACTACTTCTAAGTCATCATTTGCTAGGATTGATTGATACTCAATCTCAGTTAGGTTTGTGTACGTTTCTGTACTAACTTCCTCTTTTTCTTCCCAGAAATGCTTAATTACACCTGTTTTAGATATCAATGCGTCCTTAAAAGCGTCATAAAGGACCTTAAAACCGTTATTTTGGCGATTAAATACATAGTTGACATAGTTAGTCGCCTGTTCAGCCATTTCAACGTCTTCTGGACCTTGTGGCTCAAATTCTGCAATGTTGTTGTGAGTAGTAAAAATACGCATCAATGATGGCATAATGTATTCAACTGTATCTCTTACGTCAGTTGTAACGATTTCAGATCGTCCATCTATCTCATTTCCAAAAGGCTCACCTAGGTAATACTTCATAGCATCTTCTCTTTGATTAGAGAGTTCAGTATTTGCGTAACCTGTAGCTCCTTGTATCTCAGAGTTGAGTTGTGAGACTAGTTCGTCTTCAGTTAATTTTCTTGGTTTTTCTGCCATTTTTTACCTTTAGTGATTCAAGTTGCCCTTCCGCTTTACCTTGCAATTTGATAACTTGTTCGTTTAATTTTTCTAGCTTTTCTTCTAGTTCTTGAAGCTTATAAGCCATTTGAGTAGGAGATGCTATTAAGTTAGCCATTAGAAATCAGTATATTTCTTTAAGAATCTATCTACTGGATTCTTGCCTTTTCTTTTAAGATTGAATTTATCTATTTGTTTTTGTGGTACAAACCCACCTACATGCTCATTTTTCTTTAAGTCTTTCTCAAATTTCTTTGCATTTCTTTTCATCTTAAATCGTTTTGCAGCAGAAACTCCTGCTCTTATTAGTGGTCCTATCATAATTATTTCCTTAATACTTTTTTCTTAACCAATGCCGCAATTTCATCATCAGACTTAATTAGACTTTGATTTTTTGCTCTAATTGCATCTGCTTCTTTGCTGTTAGATACTTTGGAATAAATCCTGTCATATTCTCTTTTTTGAGCTTGAGTCATCCCACTACTATCTACTTTCTTAGAATTTTTAGATTTTTTAACTTTTCTTTTAGCTAGAAACTTTGCTGCTGCTGATAGTCCTGCTTTTATTATCGGCAATGCCATAATGTTCTCCTAATTATTTCCTGAATTTTGGTTGTTTGAGCATGTCAATTCTTGTTTGAGAGTTCATTCCTCTGATTAGAGGTGGTGATTGTCTTAACATTTCTTCTAATAGCTGTCTTTGTGCGGGTGTTGTCAGCCCTGGTGCCGTTGCTTTTAAAAATTCTCTCTCGCCTTGTGATATTGCGCCTTTAAATTTTTGCATTATTATCTCCTAAACGATTGCGACATCTGGTCCTAGTCTGCCTTTACTATTCCACTTAGATGTCTCTGTTGTACTGTGTCTTAGACTCATAACTGCATAACGTGTAGCAGACATGATGTCATCCTTAATCTTTACTATCTTACCATCTTTACGATGATATAACCTATACTCCTCAAACCAGTCATAACAGGTGTTAAATACCTTAAATTTGCCTTGTTCCATGCGAGATAACATATCCATGATCCCTGCTTCTACTGAATTACCACCTTTCTTCTCACCTAAAGCAGGTGGGTTCTCAAAGTGAAAAGGTAGCATATTGACATGTGCTGTACGATATTGTTCAGCTAATGTTACACCACTTCCTTTATCGTGTTGATATCCATCATGTGGCCATACTACAGGAATATAGTGACTGCCTTCTCGTTGGTTTATGTGGCCTGAATGGTAATCAGGTGTTTGTTTTGACATCTTGTAGGTGTCGTAAACATACACAATATCTTCATCTCTATCCCATGCCACCCAAACAACTGCTGTTGGATGGTCATAGCCAAAGTCGAGACCTGCGATACGAGGGTAATGAGAGGGTATAGTAAATGGTTCGCAGGTCAGATTGTCCTCTAATATCGGAAATACCAAACCACTACCTATCATTGGTATCCCTTTAGACCTCATATCTCTTTCATGAGGTGGTAATGCTTGTAAAATCTGTTCTTTCATGTCGTCAGTCAGATGGTCTGCATCTTCCCATCCTGCAGTAATCAATGCCTGTTTAGACTTCAATTCTGACGTAAAATTCTGTACTACCTCAGTCATCCCTGATTCTGGGGTAAATGTCATATAGACTTGTCCTTGCTTGTCTAGGGTACGAGTTATACATTGTGAATAGATATCTTGTGGTGGTTCCTCATCGAGCCATACTAGATCAATACTCTCCCCCATAAATTTTTCAGCACCCATTTCATAGGCTTTAAAGGCAACACGAGACCACCCACCGCTTTTATGTTTAACAAGGACGGATGAATGTGCGTTTGGTACTCCAGGTTTCCTTGTAGTTTCTCCAATGAGATGTTTAGGAATACTTCCTTTCCCTTTATCTCTCGGGTTGTCTGGTTGCCCAAATAATTCTCTTTGACAGATATCTCTTGTGGTTTCATTACTAGCACCACATACCCATGCTCTTATTGGCTCTTTAAAGCGTTTTCCTTTCCACCAACTAGGGTATTCCCTGTCAAATGGATAGCCATCTCCATAGCCCCTACATAGGACTTTCCCACCCTGTTTGCAGCCATCAACAGTCTTTGATTAGCTTCTCGACCACTATCATGGAATCTTGATTGAAACTGATAAGGTTGGTAGTAGTTTAATCTATTGGTCTGTTGGCGAGTCTTAAGAGTGGATATGATCTCATCTATTCTTTGTGT